ACCTGTGCGGGAGTATTGGAACAATTGCTGGATTCATGCCAGCCCATTTGTGAACTAGGAGCATCTTACTGCAACCGGAGTTTGCAGTGTGATGTTTCGAGTTCGTTAGACAAGTGAGGTTGAGTCCTCAGTTGATCTGATTCGTTTTTCCCTTTCCGGCGACGAGCGCCGGGTTATTGCCACTAGTGAGTGGAATAACGTAGGATTTGGTATAGCCATTTCCACAAAAATCATAACGACGGTAGATTAAGTAGAATCCGTGTCCTGCTACGCCAGCAGGGAATTTTAGTCCAGACGGTGGACTTTAAATATCCGTCACCTTTATGGTGTGTATATCACCTAAACTATACAATATATTTTTATACTGATCAAGTTTTTATATAAAAGCATGAACTATACCGTAATTAACGGACCTGGGGGAGATAAGGTAGTACCTATACTGCCCCTTGTAACGCGTGTCGATCTACGCAAGAAATGATCAAGGTTCGCCCGACCTAAAGAGGTGCGGTTCCATAACCCTAGACGGGTCGAAATCCCCATGTGGGTCATTAGACACGTCGACAGACAGGCTTAGCCGTGATGTGGACTTGAGACAGCTTGCTGTCAGTCCGTCACCAAAAACCCCTTGTGGGTGAGTAATTACTATGCCGATAGTTGAACATACAAAACACTAGCAGCTGGTTAAAGTTGCAATGTTTTGTTGTTCGATTTGTCTGGGGTTCTTTTACAAAATTATGATGAAAGAACAACAGCGATTGAATAACGAAACCGTGGAGGAAGAGCAGGGAGCTCAAGGATTTGGACACGTGGAGGGTGTGTCGCAAGACGGATGTGGAACTTGCAACAAGGAAACAGGAAACCTTAAACCTGTAGGGGTGGATGCCCCGTCGATCACGGCGATCGCTAAATGCCGAATTGTAAAGCGTAAGTGGTTGCGCCAGGTGATACAGGGTGCTGATGACCCTATCAATTGTAGACTTGTGAATCAAGCAGGTCTCGTTGAGATGTTGATGTCACCTGATACTGTAACCACAGAGACAACCCAACGTTTAAAACGCGCTGGTATGGAATTGGAGGATTTCCTACATCTCATTAATGCTTTACGTAGTGTCGAAAATTACAGTGCAGTCTTCTCCATTTTGAAATTGTACTTGAACAAGTTGGAAGGTGTCAACGGTTTGAGTGTGATTGAATGGATCGATTCCTTGTTTGGTCTATGTACCGCTGATGAGGAGACTGTTGAGAAAGTACGTACATATCCCACACGTGCTCACGAAATATTGGCTGAATTTCACGACACACATTCGACTGCTGTAGGTGGGTTCCGATGGGTCAACCAACAAGGAGTACCCGATGTCGGAGTTACCAACAGCGCTCGTGAGCGAGTTGTAAGTAGGCGCGAGGAATTTGTACAAGGATTAGTTTCAGTGTTACGTGCGCCCAAACAACTCAAAGGACATCCGATGACGCGTATGATTCAGATGTTCATGAGAGGTCTGGTGACAATTGGCTTGTGTCCTAAACTTGAAGGTGAGTTTAAGGTGAAGGATTTCATGATGTTTACTGTTGATAAATTTGACGAGGATGCAGTAGATGTTTTGGCCAATTTGGGAACTGCTATTGACGATTTTGGACATTGGTTGGTGGAAGTGTTTGCACAAGGTACGGTTAACCCCGAAACCGGCAACACGGATGATGTAGCTGGATACGATCGCAAAGTATCTCAGTTGAAGTCACTCCTACCATATTTCAAAGCAGGGCGTTTGGAGGAAGTCGGTCAGTCGAACCACGATTTCTTCTTACAGATTCACGCACTATCCGCATTAGGTGAGCGGATGCTGCGGAAGCACAAATGTCCCCATACTACCAGACTATTGTTGTCCAGATTGGCTGAGATGGACAACTTGAAAACGACCGCTCACATTATCACTCTATCCACTAAACAGAAGGTACAGGCATTTGGCGTTTTGCTGTACGGCGAATCTTCTGTGGGGAAGAGTGGTGTGAATAAAATGCTGACTGATGTGTTTTTCCAGTACAAGATGGACAAGGGCTGGAAACCATCAGGTGATTTACAGGAGTACAACATAACGATGAACGTTGCTGATAAATACCAATCTGAGTATCTCGCCCACCACAAGGCCGTGGGTTTGGATGATTTCATGAATGGTAAACCTGAGAAGACACAAGATAATCCCCTTGATTTCTTAACCAGGTTGATCAACAACACTCCCGCGACCGCATTGAAGGCAGATGTCGGTGATAAAGGTAATGTCCCTCTTTTGGCTGAATTCGTGTGTGCAACGACCAATGTCAAGCACTTGCACGCAGCCAGTTTCTCGAGTGAACCTATATCCATTTTGCGCCGTGTGGGATTCACGATTACACAAACTGTTCGCCCACAGTTCCGCATCCCAGGAACGATGATGTTAGACGAATACAACACTGGTGGTGAGACGGATTTGTGGACGTTCGATGTTGAAATGCCCATTAAGACCTCTACAGGTGTTGGATATCGCTTGTTGAAATTCACTGATGACGACGGCGAGAAGAAAGAGGCTAAGGGTATTCGTATTGATCAGTTATTGGTTATGTTCAGGCAGTACTTGGAGGTGTATTTCCCCAACCAAGAGCGAGTACTTGCTAAGGCTAATGCCAAAGTCGACATGTGTGAACACCGAATTCCCAAAGGTGTGTGCAAGAAGTGTAAACCGTGTAAAGAGGAGATCGTGGATGATGCGCCTATTTCCTCTGAGTTCTTTGAACATTCTGAGGATGAAAGCAGCGTCCCACCAATAGCAAGCACTTCATCCGATGATGGTGCGAGCACGATTACAAGCGAGACGACAGCCACTTCCGATCGCCCAACCTTGCGAGAGCGTATGAGGCAGTGCTCGTGGTTAAGTGATTCGACAGGACCAACGATTAATCCGGAATTCTTTCCTACTGTGTGTAAATGTGGAGACACAATGGAGGCCGGTCA